TGGAACTCAATCCTCTGCGCGTAGTGCAAGCGCTTGTGGATAGCGCTCATCACCTTGGTTCCACGCTCCAACAGAGCGACCGTAGTGCCTACTGGCATTGCTTGATTAACGTCACCGACATTGGTGTCTGCAATGCTCGCAAAGCGCTTACCAGAATCAATCAGCATACCCAAAAGCTGCATCAAGACGCTCGAAGGCTCTTTCACAGGCAGGGGTATTAGGTTTTCTTTTAGTGATCCGCCGGTAGTGTCGATGTCCCTAAACTCGCCAGGCTGCAGAGGCTCGTCTTCGTCGCGAATTCGCATTCCCCTAGCCTTGAAGCCAGAAGGCAGGTTTGCAATGGTCCCGGCGTCAATTAACTGCCGGAGAATGGACGTTGACGCCTTCGCAAGACCGCCGATCATGTGGCTCAAGCCTAGCCCGTAGAAACCCAACCCAGGAAGGAACTTGTATTGGACGAAATAATTGACCTTCTGCTTGGTAACGTCTTGCTCGACGTAGTTTCTGCGGATCGCCAAGACCTGCTGAGACTGCTCGTCGATCGTCACGATATAAGGCAGTTTCAAGCCAGTTTCATTGCCCTCAGCGTCAACATCTTCGTACCCAGGCAGATCCAAGATGGTGTGAACTTCGTATACGGTCCTGTCTCGGTTTTCTGAATAACTTGGAGACTGACCCTCGATCTCGTCGATTTGTTCTTCAATGTTGCTGCGATTGACCGTATAAGCGTCACCCTTCAGCTCAATATCTGCATAAAACCCATTCAACTGCTGCTTGCGAATTTCGTTCTTGCTCATCGAAATAACGTGCGTCACACGCTCAGCACTAAGGATGTCAGATGCCTCGTAAGGCACTATCAAATCCTCCGGGGCGATAAACTTTGAAACCGCTCGGCTCATTGATTGATCGTAATAGACCTTCTTGAACGCAGAACCGGCAATTGGCAGGTAAAATAACAGCATGTCCATTTCTGGGTCATACTCTTTCATGACGTTCATGATGTAAAAATTCATGAATTCGCCAACTCTCTGAGCCTGCATCTCAACTTCGGCAGTCCTCGCACCAATAATTTCAGTCTTGACAGGGCCTTTTGCTGGCAAAAGCTCCTTGTAGGCTTGCGCCTGAAACTGCGTAACGCTTTCGGCCAGGATAGGGTGAATAACGCCCGAAGACCCCTGGAAAGGTTGAGTCCTGGTCTCATCGAACTTCATTCCCAGGTATTTTAGGCCCTCAACGTAGGTTTTCTCCCAGTCAGAGCGGCTTTCTTTGTCTGAATCAATCGACTGCAAAACGTCATCAGCAAGCTTGCCAAGGTCTGATTTATCAAGGAAATCAACCAGGTTTGAGTCAAACGGTATCTGAATTTCTTCTGGGACCGCGTTGATCTCATCGTCAATCAAGATATCCTCTTCAGACACCAAGATTTGAGCCGCGTCCCTGATCATGTCTTCTCGGCTAGGCTCTGGCGTTACTGACATCTCCCGAGATAAAGGGATGATATCCGGGTCGCCTTCCGTCCCAAGCATTTTTTCTGTAGCCATCAGTAGTAGACCTGTCTGTTGCGAGGTAATAACTTAGCCTCGTCTTGGTAATCGTTTTCCAGGGCAATAAACCCGCCCTGCCTGAATCTCATAAGCGCCATTGTAGCAGAGTCACAAAAGTCATCGTGATCGCCGTAAGGAAAAGACGCCATCTCCTCAATAACTTCTTCGGCGAAAGTATCGCCTGGCGCCCAGACCATTGACGACTCAAATAGCGGAGCGACACTGTTCATTCTTGCGATCTTATCCTGACCACGACTTGGTGTATAGGCCGTGACAGGTATTCCCATCCGCCTTAATTCTTGCGTCAAAGGCGTACCGGAAGCTTTTGCCTCAATAAGCACGCAGTCAGGCTCCCAGTATTTGTATTCATCCATCGCAATCTTTTTAAGCTCTGGGAAATCGACACGGAACCGCTTGGCATCTAAAAGAATGATGCAGTCTGGGCCGTCTGTCTGGGGCGTAAAAACCCCCCACGTTGTAATGGCCGAATAGTCGGCAGTTTCTTTCTTGCTGAAGGCGGTGTCATACGACTGGATGACGTATGAATACGCGGGTACATAGTCGCGCTCCCAGACCTCCCACCACTCGCGCTTGACGATTGATCCTGATTCGGCGGTCGGGTTCTGGAGCCACTGGCTGTTCCACTTGGCTATAGGAAGAGACGCTTTTACGCTCAAAAGCTCCTCCTTCTTCCAATATTCTGGCCAGAGAGGCTCTTCCGTCTCGGGCATGATCGCTGGAAATTCGATCATTTCCCACTGGTCGGCGTGATCTTCTCCCTGCTTCTTGATCACTTTTCCAACCAAGTCTTTAGTGGACCAGCGGGTCATCACGATGACAATAATCCCCCCTGGCTGCAAACGCTGCCGGGGGCCGGATGTGTACCACTCGTAAACGGAATCCATCGCGGTTGACGACAGGGCGTCCTGCTCAGAAACCGGGTCATCGATTATCAGTAAATCGGCGCCACGGCCCGTGATTGCACCGCCAACACCAGAATAGAACGACTCCCCGCCATCGGTTGTCGTCCAGCGACCAGCCGACTTGTTGTCTGCCTGGAGCTTAAGCTTCGGGAAAACTTCTTGATAGTCATCGGAGTCGATGATATTTCTAACACGACGACCAAATCGAACCGCCAGTTCAGCAGTGTGAGTTGTTTGGATGATCTTTAAATCGCCACGCCGACCCATCATCCAGGCCGGAAAGTATGTGCTGGCAAATTCAGATTTGGTATGCCTGGGCGGCAGACATACAATTAATCGCTTCAGCTTACCTTGAGCAATTCGGTTGAATTTTTCGCCAATTATCTTGTGATGCCGACCCTCGACAAACTCTGGCCACATGTGCTTCACAAAGTTAATGAAGTCGTTCTGGCAATCGTCTTGCTTTTCTAGCTCGTCGTATTTTTTAAGCAGGGCAAGTGCCTCTGCTTTTTCTGCATCAGATAAAATGTCGAAGTCTTTTAGCGCGAGATCAGACATGATTCCAATCTTCATTTTTGAATAAAAGCGCCTCAGCCTCTCTTCTGCGTACTAGGCCGTTGACAACCTCGCCGCCAGCCTTGTTCCATCGGCGCATTTCAGATGGTACTTCATCGAAAGTGCTGTCGTTCAATCTCTTAAGCATTGTTGATGATCGAAGATTACTGGGACCAAGGTTATAAGTCCACGCAACCAGGGCATCAAATTCATTTTGTTTGAGCGGAACCTTTACAGCCTCTTTAACGTAACCTTCAAACTCTTCCAGGTCTTCTGCCAGCATTCTGTCGGCATCTTCTTGGCTGCAGGCGTCACCTTCTTCAACCTTGTATGTGTGGCCGTAACCAATAGTCCATACGTTGGCTGAGCACTGATAAGCCTCAAGCTCACAGCCCTCAAATTTTCTTATGAGGGCAACGCCCTCGACACCTGTTTTCATAGCCTGCTTCTTTATGCAATATTTAACAAGATTGTACACACGATTGATCGCCTGGTATAGCCGCACCTACTCAATTACTCCAAACATTTTAAAAAACAAAATTGGCGGCCATTATTTCCGTTAGCATTACTTCTCTCGTTGAACGCCCTTAGTCTTCTCGTAGGAGCGCATGGCGGCCATGCCGAGCATCCCAGTGAGGACGGGGGTAAGAAGAGATGGATCTACTTGGGGAACGTCGAACCATATACCGAGCAACTGGGCTATGAGCACGTTATAAAGCAGGCCAATTCCGCAAGTCCAACCGATAAATGGTCGCCATCCAGCGACAAAAAGGCTTTTGTGGGCAGCTTCCACAGCGTTGACAGCTAACTGCGCCTTGTTAATTTCTAATGCCTGCTTGGACGCCAGGGTCGAAATTTCGTAGGCCAGGGCATTAGCCTGGTCTTTATCCTGGATAAATTTACCAAGGAGTCCGGCGACTGGTCCAATCAGCTTATCTAACATTATCCCATCCACTTCGATACGGCAAAAACCGCTATGATTGTGGGGTAGATGCCCCAGAGCATGGCCTCTAACTTGTCGAATCGCTTACTGCCTGCGTCAAGCCTGCGGCCAATATTTTCGTACCTGATCGTGCATTCAGCCTCATGTTTTTCGAGTCGGGCAATTGTCTCTTTTATCGTGGCCACAAAATCTCCTAGTGCGCGGATTCTTCCTGCGCCTGATTCTCTTCGTATTTACCAAGTAATCCGCTAACTGGCCCGACTAACGAAGCAATTACACTCAACCGTCTAGCTCATCGACAGTAACCTCTGACGACTGAACAGATGCGATCAGAGCGTTGGTAAACTGACTTTCTGCGACCTGGGCAATTTGCATGTCCATTGTTGCAATTTGAGTTTTGTTTTTGCAGTTGGCGATTTGGGCAACCAAGTGCTGCTGCTCCGCTGTCATCTCTGCCGGATCATATTCCTTGTCATCGATAATTATCATTATTCTCGCTCCTTAGATTTTATTTTTTGCCTAATGGTTTTTGAACAGTGTCGGACTCGTAAATTCGCAAGGCCATCCAGATTATTGTAAACAGGCTGGCCATTGGAGGAAGCCACGCTGCCAGCGTTAAAACTGCTGTTGATGCGGCAACAACATCCACCACGTCTTTTCCGTTGTTGACCATATAAACACCTATGCAGCAGTACCGCTCTCTGTAATGAATGTAAAAAAGGCAACGATCATGGCAATGGAAACCATCGCGCCCACGCCGATTGTCGCAGCGTCGATTATGTTTTGCTTCAATCGCATCTTGGCGTATAGATCACGCTCTCTAGCAGCGCGAATGTCCTTACGCATCTGCATCATCTCTTGATACTCTGCGACCCCAAACCTCATCACGATCATCGACCGCAGCTCACGCTCATGCTCCAGTAACTTTTTCTTGGCGATGATTTGGTTCA